GCCCCGCCGACCTCCCCCACGGTCGACGTGATGGGATTCGCCTCCTGCGTACCCTGTAGGTGCTCTCGTACCGCCTGCCCGGCCTTTTCGCCGCCGACGAGCTTGGCCGCGCCGACAGCAAGCGGGTCAGAAAGCCCAAGCGTCGCGCCGCGCACGAGGCTTTCACCGCCCGCCGCCGCCGCCCCGCCGAGCCCGCCGTACTTCGCTTCGAGCTGCGCCTTGCGCCACTCGTCCGCCGGAGCCACCTGCGCGCCTCGAGATAGCTCAGAATGGAGGTCCGAGGGATCGACGCTGTAGAGCCCTTCCTCGTCCTTGAGCGGGATACGCTGGCCCTTGACCACACCGTGCGTGCGCGCGAGGTAGGCGGCGCCAGCCTGCTCGTCGGGAACCTCCTCGAGCTGCCCGCTTTTGAGGTTGACGAGCTTCACGATTCGCCCGGACCCTTCGCCGAGCCCGCGCGCTCGCGGCGCTCGCGGGGCTGAAACTCACGCAGCGGCACGCCGCGAATGGTCTGCTCGTGCGTTTTCGGGTTGATGAAGATTTGCGGCTTGACCTCGAATTGCGCGCTCCCTCGAAGCTTCGCCTCGGCACCCGCCGCCGCGCTCGCCTCGATTTGCTTGAGCGCTCCCTCCACACCTGGCGTGAAGATCATGCCGTGACGATTGCCCGCGGCCTCCTCGTTTTTTTCGATGATGCCGAGCCCGCCCTTGCCCTGCGCGTCAAGCTCGCTTTTCGCGAGGTTTTCTCGCGCCGAATCGTACGCTGCGATCCAATTGGGATTCGCCCGCTGCGCGAGCGGCACCGCCGTCAGTCGCCGCAGCGCCTGCACGTTCTCGTGCACGACGTTGGACATGGCGATCGACTTTTGGACCATCTCGCGGTCCTTTTCGGGAATGTTCACCCAGCGACCATCGGACAACTTGATCATGTCGTCCTTGGTGATGTCCGACATGGTGCCAGCGCCCGGGCCGCCCACGGTCTGCGCGGGAACGTACTTGTTGAACTGCGCGCCGCTCGCCGCCATGCCCTTGTAAATCTCGCCCTGGAGCGTCTTGTTCAGCGCCTCGATCTTCGGGCTCGCGTACTTGCGCGCGATTTGGTCCAAGTGCGCGCCGGACGCTTGCAGCTCTATCTGCCGCGTGGCCTCGCGAGCCTTGCCCATGTCGCCGAAAAGCCGCATCTGATCGGCCAGTATCCCCTTCGAGTTTTCGAGCCCAAACTTGCTGTTGGCGATGTTCTGTTCCTGCGCCTTGATGTCGTCGTCAATCGCCGAGTGAATCATGTCAACGGCCGTGTTCGGCCCGTGCGTAATCGAAGAGCCGAACGTGCTCGCCGCCTGCGCGAACGCGAGGCCAATCTTCTGCAGCGTCGACTTGGAGTGCATGAAGTGCTCGGGGTCGGCTTTGGCCGTCGCAAGCATCTCGCCCTGCTTCTGAAGGTTCGCCATGCGCTGCTGCATCTTGAGCGCGTCGGCTTGCTGCTGCTGAGATGCGGCCGCGTCCCTTTTCTCTTGCGCCGCCTGGTCCGTCGCCGCCTGCGCGTAGAGCTCTTTCGCCGCCTGGCTTTCGACGTCGCCCTGCTCCTTCGTGCCTTCGAGCTGCAGCGATTGTCCGAGCCCGAGCGCCTTCCGGCTCTCAGGGTCGAGCGTGTTCACCCAATGCTCTGGAATCGTGACCGGCTTCGGCTCTTGTGCGGCTGAATCCGTGTCGCCCGCTTTCGGCTCCGGCGCAACCTGCACGTCTTCGGGCTTCGGCGTCTGGTCGGCCGGCGGCGCCTCGGTCGGCTTTGGAGGCGATTTCGCATCCAAGTCATACTGCAAACGAAATCCGGGCACCCCCTGATATTGCTGCGGAATATCTGGATTCGATCCAGCAATGGCGCTTCGGGCTGATTGCGCCTGTTGTCCCACGCCGATCCAATCATTGGCCGCAGGGGTATTCTGGGCGGTCAGGTTCGGGCTTTGGAGCACGCCGCCTTGCGGAGCACCCCGGAGCGCGTTCGCAAGCTCGGTCTGCTGCGGGTCGCGGTACACCTTGCCGCCCAGGCCCATCGCGCGGCGAAGCGCTTCCTTATCGTCCTCCGAGTAGCCTCCCGGCGAATCCGCGTCTTGCATGTCATGCCGCCAAGGCTAGTGCGCCCAAGAACGAGCCCGCCGCGCCGATGCCCGCGCCCGCTAGCTGCGTTTGCTGCTGCTGATTCGCGATGTTCTGTTGGGTTGCGTAGCCCGAGAGACCTTGCCCGATGCCGCCTTGAGCTACGGCCATCGTGCCCGCGTTCGCGCCCTCCTGCCCGTAGAATTGCTCTTGGCCTGTCTGGTACCCGAGCCCAAGCTGCTGCTGCTGCTGCGCGTATTGGCCGTAGTTCTGGATCGCCTGCGCTTGCTGGATCGCCGCCTGATTCGTCTCCTGCGCGTAGGCCGTCTGAGCGCCCGCCATCTCCTGCGCGCGAAGTTGCGCCGTGGCCGCGTTGGTCTGCTGCCCCGCTTGCGTCGCTTGTCCCATCGCGCCCTTCTCGGCGCCCGCTAGCCCGAGATTGCCGCGCGTGCTTCCGGCCTGCGCTTGCGCGTTCGCGAGCGCCTGCTGGTAGCCCTGCTGCATTTGAAGCTGCGCCGCGCTCGGCGCCTGCCCCGCCGCCTGCTGCTGCAAATACCCGAGCGCTTGCCTGTTCTGCTGTTGCGACTGCGTATTGCCCATGGCGGACCCGTATGCCGCCGAGCCGTACTGCCCGAGCTGACCGCCGACCTGCCCCGCGCCCTGCACGTATGGAGCGCCAGCAGCCCCGTAGCCGCCGGCTATGCCCGTCATGTTTGCGTAGGTCTGGTACTCGGGCGTGTTCGCGATGTTCGGCCCGTACGCGTTCGCATTGCCAGGCTCAGACATCGCCACGTTGCCCGCCCATCCGCCACCAAGGCTCGCGCCACGCTGATTGTTCTGGTCGACAGTTCCGTAGTTGACGGACGAGCCGGCAAGTGGTCCGGCCGGGCCACCCGGACCTATGCCGCCGACCTGCTGTTGCGTACTGCCATAGTTCGTGGGCGCCGGAGCGTTGACCTGCACCGAGATCGGATACCCGTTGGCGGACCGAATGACCTTGGTAGGGTCCGATGAACCGTGAGGGCCCGGAACGTATTGCGGCGGCCCTACTGCGCCCGTGCCCGGCCCCACCTGCCCCGTGTGAAGCTGCATCGAGGCGTACGGATTCGAGTCGCCCGTGGGCGCCGGTGGGGCAGGAAACGAGCCGGTAGGCATCCGCTGGCCGGTCGTCGTGACCATCGGCGCCGCCGGCCTGGTCATCATCGACGCTGCGCTAGGGGTATTCACGGGACGCCTTAGCCTCTCTGCGCTACAGGGGTGCGGAAGCCGCTCGGCTCGTAACCATAGTCTACCCTGACGCCGACGAATTTGAAACCCTGCCCGGTCACCCGCCCCGCGTCGGCGCCGTCCGAGAGGGTGATCTGCATCGACATCTGCCGCGGGCGTGTCGGCTGAACCTCAAATTCGCACATCGGCGTCACGAAAGCCGCAATCTGAGCGGCGGTAAAGGTGCGCACGTCGACGGGCGCCGGGTTGTAATCGTACGCGATCGAAAGCGTGATGGCGGTCGGGTCGAGCGACTGCAGAAGCACCCGTACCATTCGCCAATCGCTCCAGCCTTGAAGGCCGTCGCTTTTGACCCAAGGGCTCGTCCACGTCGAGCCCACGAAGTTGCCCGCGTCCTGCCAATTGGTGACCGGAAACGATTCGCGGTGAATGGCCCCATTCTCGCGCAGGAAGTGAATCGTGGGGTAGAGCTGCACGCCGCTCGGCACCATGGCGACCGCCGCCGACACGACGCCGATCGTGCTCGCCGCCCCGTTGGTCAGCGCTCCCGCGGTCCAAGCGTCCACGACGTAATCATGGGCAACCTGCACCCCAACGCGCGGGCTACTCGTCTCATCGGTGTTCTGCGCAAAAATGATGCGATTCGACTCCGGGTGCACGATGGCCGCGGTCGTCGCCGTGTTGGCCTGGTCGATGTCCTCGACGATAGGGATCTGCGTGACCTGCAAGTCGCGCGTCAGAAGCCGTCGGCCCTGGTCGCTCATGAAAAAAGCGCCCTGCGCGCTGACGACGACGCTTCGCCAATCGATGCAGCCCACGTCCGAGGTCACGCGCTGCGGCGGTGTCCAGTCGCTGTTCAGGCCGTTGTCGAAAGGCCCGTCGCCGTAGACCACGAAGAGCCGATCGCGCTTCCAAATGACGAGCTTGTCGTCCATCGAGGCGAGCGCCGTGATGTTTCCAGGCCCGTCGTCCACGCTCATCACGGTCGCTTCGTTGAATCCCGAGCCCTCGCCCGAGGTGTACGCCTTGCTCGTCCAGATGTTTCGGCCGTCCACGCCAAATAGCCGATTCTTGTGCACGATGACGTGCTGAAAGCTCGGCGGGCACAAGTTGTCCAAAATGGTACCAGGGCTCGTTCCGTCCGAGCCGTCTCCGTACAGAAGCGGATTGGTCTGCAGCGTGGCGTCCGTCGAGCCGTAGGTGACCGAAATCGTCGCCGCGGCATTGCTCACGGTCGCGATCGCCCCATCGCCAATCTGCGTGGCGAAGAAGATCGGCCCGTTGGCGATCGTCGCATAGAGTTTGAGCACTACGGGCTGGCGCGCGGGCAAATTCGCCTGAGGACCCGTGCCGCCCGCGGCGCTCTGCGCCTTCATCTTCGCTGAAAAGCCGCACGTCGTGACGACGATGGTAGCAAGGTCGTTGAGTACGGCGGTCGCGCCTTTGGGAACGCTCCGCGCGGATCGGTGCTTCTGCCCCTTCGCGTCGACCCATTCATAGACCGCGATGAAGTTGTACACGCCCGCTGACAGCGACCCGCCGGCGCCTGCCATCGAAACGCTCTCAATCTGCGGGTAAAGGGGGAACGCGAGCTCGAAGGCCTGGGCGCCATCGAAGCCGCTCGGGCTGGCGCTTCCGAGGATTGCGTTGTCGCCGAGTTCGCAGGGCTGATGATTGCGTGGCGCGCTGAAGTGAATCATCACGCGCGCGAGGGCCGCGGTCGTCAGGGTGCGGCTCGGCTGAATCGGGAAGCCGTAGGCGCCGCTTACGGAATTGAGCGCGAAGTGCGCCACAACCGGCGGCATCCCGTTGGATTCGTAGCTTGTTCCGAGCGCGTTACCCTGCCGCGGCTGAAGGTTGCCGCAAAGCCGCATCGGAAACGGATTGGCGCTCGCGGTGTCGTTCCACGCGTCATCGCACAAGAGAAACCATGAGCCTTGCGTATTGCTCGGGGTGAAGCCGACGACGTACGCCACCGAGCCAAGCGCCAGCACCCGCGAGACGAGGTTCGTTCCCCACGTGACCCGCGGCTGATTCGCGAACGGCGTCATCACGCCGCCGCTCGGCGAGGCCAGCCAGCTTGCGATCCAAACCTTGCTCATGTCCGCGCCGCTGATTTGCGGCGAGGCGTATACGCGATACGTGTTCGCGGATTTGCGCTCGATCGACATGGCCGTCGGCGCCAGGTCCGTGCTCGGCGCGAGCGGCCCGGGCGTAGCCATGAGGTTGACCGTGCTCGCGATGGCCGTTGGGGTCGCGTACGTGAAGAGCCCGAGCGAAAGGCGCGTCAACGGTGTACCGTTTCGCCATCCGTAGCAGAAGCCTACCTCGTTATTCGTGGCGTCCGCTCGAAGTGCGCAGCCCGTCAGCGTATGGCTCGCGTCGCCCGTGTAAACGGCGTCGCTGCCCTGCACCGTGGTCGACGCAAAGACCGCCCACACCGCGAGCGCGCTGATCGTGAGCACCGCGAAATTGAGGTTCGCGCTCGAATCCTGGTAGAAGAGCGCGAACCGCCCAGGGTCGCCGATGGGAGGGAACACGTCATAGATGAAATTCGCACCGACGTCATGATTGACGAGGTTGATGCGGCTCGGACCCGTCCAGCCGACCCAAGGCTGCGTGCAGTCGAGCGTTTGCGCGTAGATGTTCGCGTCGGCTCCGATGGACGCAAAGGTCGCGATGACCGTCGTGCCGCTGACCGTCAGCTTTGGGAACCTCACGGTCACCGAGGCGATCGATTGGATGAGCGTTTGCGGCGGCGTGACCATCGCACCCGTTGCCGCGTTTTTCACGCAGTACGTCACCTTGTCGCCGCCGGTGCCCTGCCAGACGAAAACCTCGTAACCGTTGCAGTACGCGCTGTCGCTCGTCCAAGGGACCGTTGCGTTGCTTCCAATCGGGTCTGGCGCCGTGATGTACGCTTCGGGCGTGCGATCGAGCAGCGTCAAAAACGAGAGCTGATCGTCCCAGCTCCAAATCGCGTCCGTCAACGTGTCGAGGCCAATCGCGCACAAGGTCTGCTTGTACGGAAGCAAGCGCCGCCCGGCGGCGAGCGTGACGCTGGGCCCCGTCGTCGTCGCAAGTTGCGGGAACCTTCCGACCGAGCTTAGGAGGGACGTGCCTGGGCGCTTGACGAGCGCGTGCTGCTTGAGCTGAACGAGGTTCGTCGCGGTCGATGCAAATCCGTAGTCAAGCCAGAGAGCTTCGGCCTTTTGCGCGAGGCCGTGGTCGAACGGCAGATCCAGCGTGCGCAGCGTCGGATGCGCCATCAGAACACCAGCACGTCAACGGTCGCCGTGCTCGGCGAGGCGAGGGTCAAAGCGACGCTTCGATCCAGGCCCGACGGGTTGGCCACGTCGTGAATCGTGACGCCTACCACGCTCGAGCGCGTCAGAAAGTAGCCCGTCCACGGGCGACCGAGGCTATGAAAGAGCGTCACGCTGTTGCCTGTAAACTGCACGCTTTGAAAGAGCGCGCCACCGTTCAGAAGGTTCGTCGAGGCGGGCCGCACCATCCGCAGGATGGCCGCAAGGATGTCGACGATCGCTCGCACGATTTGCTGCGGCGTGGCCCTGTCCGCATCGAGGTGCGCCTGCACCTGCGGGCGACCGAGGCGCGTGGCGCTCGTCGCCTTGTTGAGCGGGTTATTACCCGTGGGAGGCTGCATCGTGCCGCCGCTTCCAACGAACGTGCCCGGGTAGATGACGCGCGTCGTTGCCTGCGCCGGGCTGCGAATCGCCTGGCCGACCCGAAACTGCCCGGGCATCAGTGAAACCACCATCCGGTATCGTAGTCGGTCTGCGTGTCGTGCACGCGGTCGGGCGTGCCCGCGTCGTTCTGCGAGGCGAGCGCCACGATGCGCTCCTTCAGCTCAGCGAATCGGCGCTCGGCAAGGTCCGGGTCCTCTTTGAGCTTGTGCTTGCAGTTACGAACCGCGCCCCAGATGATGTAGTTCTCCCAGCCGTTGACGCCGTTGAAAATCGAGGCGTCATCGATGCCAGCGCCGACCGTCAGTCCCGCCGTATTGAAGGGCGGAAACGTGGGGTAGTAATTCACGGTCACGGGGTAAGCCGCTTGCGGAGTCGGAATCAGGTTGATGTTTTTTTCGTCGACCGCGACGACGCCCGTGCCGCCCATCGTGCGCGCGCCGAGAATTCGGTAGTAGCTTGGGAGGGAAAGAAGCAGGGCATTCCAGTACGGAAACTGCCGGAACGCGTTACGCTCCTCCTCCATGTACGGGCGCAAAGCGATCGGCTGATTGGGCGCGATCTCGATGTCGACCGACACGAGCTGATAGAAGTCCGGCGCAAGCGGGTACGCGCTGACGGCGTTCGAGCAATTGAACCGCCACGCCTTGCGCGCGTGCTCCTGGCTGCGCGCCTCGATGAGCAGGTCCCAAAGCTCGGCCGCGTACTCGTTGACGTACTCCCGAAGCTCGGGCACCGTCACGAAGCCGGTCTGATTCTCGATGTTGGCCCGGCGCTGGATCGAGGTGAGCATCCCGCCGAGCGTTACGGGTGCGCTCATCGGTCAGGCTCCTATCCGCCAGCGAGCTCGGTCACACTCATGATGATCTGAGGCATCGTGATGGTGTTCGTCGCCGAAACCTTGATGCCAAATCCCACCGTGTTGCCCTTGGTGAACGGCGTCTTGACGATGCCCGTGGGGGCCGCGTTTGCGACTACGCCCGAGAAAACGAATTTCTGCGCCGAGCCGGACAAGAGGCCCGTCAAGGTCGGATTCGCCTCCACCTTTTGCGTGATGGGCGCCGTATTCCAGGCCGCGCCGTTGTAGGTGAGGTTGCCGGCGCCGTCCATCGTCTCGGCGTCCGCGAGCACTCCGGCGGATACCAGGCCGTTATTGAGCGCCCCGACGCCCGAGTAGCCGTGCGCCGCCTTGTTCGCGCCCGCAATCTGCCCCGACGCCGAGGTGTCGGTCAGGAACGTCCACGTCACGGTATCGCCCGTCGTGCCGTCCGACCAGCCTACCGAAATGTCGACGTGAAAGAGCCCCGAAAGGCGCACTTGCAAAAGGCACGCAGCAACAAAAACGCTCGCGGGCCCCGCCTGATTGGCCGTCGTCGTCGAGCCCAGCATGACCCAGTTGCTTCCCGATTGCTGAACGGCAAAGGTGTTGGTCGCCGTCGAGATGTTATTGCCGTCGGTGACCTCGGTGTTCACCGTCAGCGTGTACGGCCCCGCCGGCACGGGCACGGTCATCGACCACGGCGCGCCGGTCACACGGAAGCGTTGCCCATCGAGCGCGGTCCCTGGCGCTTGCAGCACCCACTCCGCGACGAGCACGCCCGTCGAGCTTTGCAGCGCAAAGGTGACCTGATTGCCGCCTGAGAGCTGCGCCGAAGCGTTGTTCGCGATGTTGTTCGGGCCGTTGGTGCCGTCGGTCCACGCGATGATCGGAGCCGGGAGTGCCATTACTTTCTGCCTTTCGAGAGAATCTTCGCGAGTGTCTGTCCGCCGCCGCCTTCGCTCTCTTCGGGCTCGGGGCTGCTCATGGCGCTATTGGCCGAGTGCGCGTCGTAGAGAGCGCAGAGCGCGTCCGCAAGCGCCTCGTCGTCGCCGTCCGAGATTGCGTGCCGAATCGTGCGCCCCGCCTTCTTGTACATGTCCTTTTGAGGCGACATGCTCTCGGGCGCGGATTCGGGCGCCTCTTCGACGTCCGCATCCATGCCCTCTTTCGTGGCCATCTTCTCGGCGGCGGCGCTCATTGCCCGAAGGTCTCCACCGAGTTGCGGAAGGCGAGCATGATCACGACGACGAGCGATGAATCGTTAGAAGCCGTGCCGCCAGAGTTGAACGTCCGAATGTTGAACGTGATGGGCAGCGGCGGAATCGCGATGCTCCCTTCATTGGCGATGTTGCCAATCGTCGCATACGTGCCGGCGCCAGCGTCGTCGCGCTCGTCGACCGAATGCGCGACCACTTCCGGATAGGGGTCGGTCAGCGTAACCGCCACGACGTTGGTACCGCCCGAGTGCGTCGCCTTGGCAATCCAGTTCTTGCCCGACAGGATGGTCGGCGCGCCAGCGCCGCCAAGCTGGATCTTGGCTTCGGCGTACACCCTTCCGGTGCCGAAGCTGTTCGCGGGGTAGAGAGTGCGTTGCATGGTCTTACCAGCTCGCCACGCCGTTCCAGATGGGCGCTTCGCAGGTGACGTTCGCGTAGTAGCCGATGCGCACGTCGAAGGCGTCGGCGTTCGGATTGCGAAGGATGGTGAGACCATCCTGGTCGAGAATCATCGGCGCCTCGCCGAGGCTTTCCAGGTGCCACGTGTCGAGCTGCAGCATGTAGCCCAGGCCCTTGGGGCAGTTCAGGTCCGCGATGACCTTGATGGGGCCCTTGGGGCCGTACACGCTGACCGCCTCAAAGCCGATGTCCGGCTCCTCGTTCGGCGCGACCTTCTCGCGCGGGTAGAGCGCTTTGGTCGAGAGAGCGATGACGAGCTGCGCCCAGTCGAGCGGATTCATGAAAAGGTGGCTCGGCTTGCCACCGTTCAGGCTGATCTTCGTGGCTAGCAGGGCCACGGTCTCTTCGATGGGCGCGCCGCCGCCAACCTGGCGCAGCCCGAAAAGCCGCGTGTCCGAGCTGCGGTTGACCGCAAAGAAGTTGTCCGTGCTCGAAGGAGGCTGCAGCGGCACCCAGGCCGCAAGCCCCTTGACCATCGCGTTGTAGTCCGAGCCCACGCCCGGGGCGCCCTGAAAGATGAAGTCCGAGGCTGCGGCGAGGGTAATCGTGTTCCACGCAACGTTCGCCGTGAGTAGGCCGTTGTCTCGGTCGACGTTGGTGATGGTGACCATCGTCACGCCGCCGGTGCGAAGGCCCGCTCCGCCCGTGCCGTCATCGGCCGAAAGGCCGACCTGCATCCCGGGCTCAAAGTTCTGCGCGTCCGTGAAGTTCACGAGCTGCACCACGGTCTGCGCGACGCCGACGCTGATCGTCGCACCGCCAAGGCCGGGAAACGTGAAGCTTGTGGCCGTCGAAATCTGCCCGCGCTGCCCGCCGCCATTGCGGTACATGCAGATCGCCAGGTTTCGCATCACGTTGTGGATCGTTCCGTCGATCTCCTTCGTGAGCCCTTCGATTAGCGTGTTCTCATCGCCCTTCGCGGCCTTGATCGCCTCGCCCGTAATCGTCGCCGTGCCGTAGTCGAACGCGCGCGTAACGACGAAGCCATTGTAAATCGAGGCGGTCTTCGCAGCCTGCGCGATGGCAATCGACGGACCGCGGCCCTGCGGCACCGCGTTTCGCACGCCGATGACCTTGTTCTTTCCGCCGAAGTCCGTGATCTTCGGGATGAGCGCGAAGAGCGGATTGTCGGGAAAGCAGAGCAGGTTGAAGCGCCGCTGCGTGTACTTCTGCTTGGTAACGGCGGAGAGCGCGGTAGAGTCGAGTTGAACGGCCATCGATCGGGGCTCCGGGTGCGGGCCGCCGCGTGGCTATCCTCGAAGCACCTTGCTTCGGTATGGGGCCGGCGCGGCTGCTAGCGCGCGTTACCCTTTCGCAACCGGTCAATCAGGATCGAGTTGATGCGCTTGTCCCACTCCGTCAGCGATTCGCCCTTCTTTCGATCCAGGTCGTCATCGCCACCCGAAGCGGCGCGCTCTCCCGCCTGACTGTTGGTCAGGGTCTTCGCGCTGCTGTTTCCGCCCTCGGTGCCTTGGCGAGCGGTGCCGGAGTCTGCCTTCCCCTCAACGGTTGCACCCTTATCCTCTGCCGTCAAGTCTTCTTTCTGCTGAACGAGCCGCGCCTCGGTCGCCTCGAAGATCTGCTTGTCCGTAAAAGTGTGCAGAAGCTTATTCGCCTCCGGGTCCAATTCCGCTAGGCGCCAGGTGATCATGTATTCGCGCTCGATGCGCGTCGTGTCGCCCTTCGTGAGCTTGGAAAGAAGGGGCAGGCTCGACTTGTCCGCCTCGAAGGCGCTCACCATCTGCTTGCGTGCGTTGGCGACCGTCTCCCGGCGCGTGAGCTCGGCGCGCTCCTTTTTCAGCTCTTCTTCGCGGTCCGCGTCGCGCTTTCGCATCTCGACGAGCTCGCGCGAGAGCGCGGCGATCTTCTCGTCCGGGGTGCCGCTTCGCAGGATGTCTTCGGCGAGCTCTTTTGCGTCGCCGTTCAGCTTCTTGAACGCGCCCACGCGGTCTTTCGCCGCGAGCTCTTTCCACTGGCGATATTCCGCAAGCTCAGCATCGCTCGACTTGGTGAGCCCTTTCTGCTCTTCGAGCTGCCGCTGAAGCTCGGCGATCTGCGCCTTCTCGCGATTGCGAACCTGCAATTTTGCCTGTTCGGCGCGCGCGATTTCCTTGAGCTCGGCCCGGCGCTCGTTCAGCGTCGGCTCGGCGCCCTCTTTCTTCTCGGGCGTGGCGGCGCCGTTGACCGTTGTGGCGAGCGGCGCTTCTTTCGTCTCTGTCGTCGGTGCGGCTGCTTCGGGCATCGGTTCTCTCTATGCCGCCTGCGCGGGCGGCGGTTGCGGTCCGGGCGGCGCCGCAGCGGGCGCGCCCTGCATCATGGGAGTCACGCCAGGTTGCGGCGCGGAAACGGTCGACCCTGCCGCATTCGCTTGCTGCTGCGCCATCGACGGTTGATCCGGGCCAAGCGGCAACGTGCGGAGGTCTTCCAAAAAGTCTCGCAGAAGCTGCAAGCGGTCTTCCGGCCGGCCGTCGCGCCACGCTTTGACCAGCGCCTGATTGGTCTGCACCTTCGCCTGCTCGAGATTCAGATTCGGCGGCGGCTGCATGTACCGGCCTTCCTCAAGCATCTCCGAAATCATGTCGTTGACCATGTTGTAGCTCGCGTTCGCAAGCGCGTTCTCTTCCTCGATGTCCGGGAAGTGAAGCAGCCGCTGCGCCGCGTCGGGCGCCAGCACGCCCGTATTCATCAGCTTTTCGACCTCTTCGATGCGCGAGCTCGGGTCGTCGCTGAGAAGGTTGGTCGGCCAGCGCTTGAGCCGATACTCGTTCTCCTTCAGCTCGATGTCCGTGAAGAGCACGGAGCGAAGGCCCTTCTTCGGATTGACCTGCACCTTGGCCCCAAACTTCGGATTGTGCTTCTCGACAATCTCGCGCGAGAGCCGCAGCACCCAGTCGGCGCACTCGAGGAACATGTCATGGTAGTTCTTGATCGCGTTGCCCATGCGGCGATTTGCGACCTGCAAATAGACTTCTTGGCTCTTGCCGCTCTTCTGCGTTTCCGCCGGAGTCTCGCCTGCGGCTTGCGGGCGCGGGATGCCTTCGAGCTCGTAGGCCTGCGACATGATCCGGTCAATGTGGTTGTACGTCTCGGGAGGCACGAGAAACTGCGGCGCGTACACGGTCGGCGGCCGACCCGTGAACTCCCAAAAGCTACCGATATCGTTGTCCACGTGGTGCTTGTTGATCTTGCTGCCCTGCGGGATGAGCACGTGTGGGCTTCCGAGCAAGTACATCGCCCGCTGAATCTTCATCAGGAGCGCGTTCAGCTCCTTCTGAAGCCCGTCCAGGTCATCGGCGATCGAGATGCCCCAAAATCCTGTCGGCGCGTGCTGCTTTCGGTAGAACACGAAGGGCGGCGCATCGTACTCCCACGGCTCATCGACCAGATCGCACCCCTCGATGCTCATGAGGTGCCGGCCGTCGGTCGCGCCGTCCATCGCGCGGATGTGCCAGCCCTCGGTCACCAAAAGCTGGTCGGCCGTATTGTCGTATCCGATGCCAGAGTGCGCGTCGGTGCCGCGCGTCGCATCCTCGATCGCCTTGAGCTTGTCGGGCTCCGAGCGGTACATCGTCTCGAGCACCAGGCGATCGACCCAGCGCTCCTGGTAGAAGTTTCGCGTCGCCTCCGGGTGCAGGCCCTCTTGCTCGTCAACAAGCATCTCCCACGGAAACACGCGGTCGACGCCGATCGAGGCGTTTTCCTTCTGCCCCTTGATGTACCACTTGAGCACGCCCGTGCCGAAGATGCCGCCGCCGTCGAGCACCACGCGCGGCGCGAGCGAATAGAGCTTGCTCTCAAAGAACTGGCCCTCGACGAATTTCTCGTTCAGCTTCGCCTTTTCCTGCAAGCTCCAGTCGCCGCCCTCGGTCACGAAAGACACTTTCGGCTCGTCCTTGGTGATCATCGCCGTGAACGTGTCCGAGATGTTCTTGACAACGTTGAACGAGACCTTGCTGCCGCCAATCGTGTTCGGGCGCGTGAATGACGAAAGCCCGAAGCCGACCATGCTGGCGTTGCCGTAGAGGCGCATCTGCCGCAGATTCAGCTCTTTTCGCCAAATCTGATTGCTCCGAATGTACCGAGTGAGCGGCAGGAGGTAGCGCCACCTATCGCCCTTCTCGATGTCCTTTCGCCACCAGCGGCGGTCCTTGTCGCGAACCGGAGCGCTATCTTCGATCATCGGTAATGCCCGCCCGCGTAGGCTCGCTCGAGGGCTTGTTCTTCCTCGCTCGGGTAGTATCCCTCGGTCGCGGCGAAGCTGACCTCATCGTCGCGCGCCTTGGCTTCGAGCGCTCTACGCTGCGCGTCCTTCTCGGTATCGATCGCCTTCGCGAGCTCGGCTCCCATCGGCTTCGGCGCTCCGGGCACCTCAGGCAGCGGGCCTTGCGCGAAGATGATCACCTTTCGCACGCGCCCCGCCTCGTCCATCTCGAGCAGGCCGATGCCATTGGCGCGAAGGTGGCGCGCAAACTCCATCACCTCGTCGGCGGTAACGGGCCCGCTCATTGCGCCTCGAGCACCAGCTCGCCGCCGGTCGGGATTTCGTGCGCGTAGTCGTTCATCGTCTTGTCATCGTAGCTCATGTCGGGCTTGGCTCCCGCGGCGACCCACGCGCGCGCCGCCTGCACGTTTCGCGTGTGCGCCACAAGCACCCGAGTTTCCGCCCTCTTTTTCACCTGCGCAAGCTGCTCAATCAAGAAGGCAAGAAAGCGATCGAGAAACTGCCGAAAGGTCTCGCCGCCCGGCGCCGCCTCGTCCTCGTGCGCCTTCTGCGAAAGCCGCTTGATTTCGGGCAGCACCTCGCTCACGAGCTCGCCCGTGAACTCGCCCAGGTTCCACGGCCGAAGCGCGTGCTCGCGAATCGGCGCTCCCGTGCCGCAAGCCTCCGCAATGTCGTCAGCGGTCGCCTTCGCCCGAGAGAGCGTCGAAGTAAAGACGCGCGAGACGTCGTGCTCCGCGGCAAGCTTTCGGGCAATCTCGCGGCCCTGCTTTTTGCCCTCCTCGTCAAGCGGCACGTCCTTCCAGCCTCGGATACGCTCGGCCGAAGCGCCGACGCCTGCCTTGCGATTGAAGGCCGTCTCGCCATGCCGCACGAGCACAATGCGGCCAGGCTTCATCAGGCGACCCGCGCTCGCTTCTGCGACCGCTCCTCAGCCTCGACCGCCTCTTCCTCTGCTAGCTCCGCGTCGAATAGCCCGCGCTCTTCCTTCGCAATGTCATCGCGCCGCTTCTTCTCGCGGTCCGCCATGACGTCGACCATCGTGCCCTCGTCGGCGTACGTGCGACCATCGAGCTTCTTCAGCTCGGCGCGCATCATCCTGTTTTCGTCTTGCAGTTGCTTGATTACGCCCGGTGTCTGCGTGTTCAAGCTGTTCAGAAACTGCAGCGCAGCGATGAGCTTCTCTCCCGGGTCGCTCGGAGTGAAGTCCGCGCCCGCAAGCATCGGATTCGCGCCGAGGATGCGCAAAGCCTCTGCGATGACCGCCTTATCGCCGCTCATGCGCTCTTGAGCCCCGGCCGCGGCGTGACGACAATCATGTCACCCTCGAGCACCCAGGAGATCAGGCCGCTCTCGGACACCGTCGTGATGAGCGCCTTCTCGCCCACCGGAAAGCGCTTGTTCCAAATCCGCATCCGCCGCGTGTCCTCGTGCCACTCCGCGTGCCAGGCCGTATCATTCGGCGTCAAGGACCCTTTGCGCTGCCATCCGCCCGGCTCCTGCAGCGGAACCTCCGTGCGGAAAAACGCGTAAAGCACCTTCTGCGGGCCGCCGCCCTTCTTCTCGTCCATCGCGCCTCTCTTCCTTCAGCACCACTCAAGCAGCAAGGCAACCGCCCCGCCGGCCGCAATGCCCATCGCAGGACCCGCCACGCCCGTAAAGTTCAAGGTCGTAGGGCTCGCCGCCGCTATCGGGATGCCCGTGTCGCCCGTGATTCCCTTGATCGTCAGCGTTTGCGCGTTCGTCGGCGGCGGCGTGATGCGCAGCCCCACCGCGCCGGCCGGAATGACCAGCGCCACAAACCCCGCGCCTGCAAACACCAGGCTCTGAGGCGCCACCGCGCTCGTGTTCGAAATCTGCGCGCTGTCGTTGCTCGACAGCCCGTCGCCCGTAATCGTCCAGCTCTGCGTCAGGGTCGCCGTCTTGCTCATCGATACACCACTCCAGTCCCCAGAAGCGATTCGTCGCCCGGATACCACGAGCCGTGAAAGCGTCGGTCGCCAAAGCGACCCGTTTCGAGCCGGCGCCACGCCGTCGACGATTCCCACATACGAGAGTGCTTGAGAAGTGTGGTATCTGACAGGCCCATCCATCGCTCGATGTCGCGCACAAGCCAGCCTTGCAACCTTAGATAATCGTTCAAGCCAGCAATAACATGGCTGCGGATTCTCTCAAGTTGCCGCAGACATAGATGGCACCCAATGGGCCCATCATCGTGACTACCTGCGTGCAGACCTACACAAGGATCCGGCCTCATGTCTCCACCATTCCCAGCATCGCTTCGATCTTCCCGAGCTCGGCTTCAAGCGCGCTCTTCTCGGCCAGTGCCGCCCGAATCGCCGCCGCGCGAGCTCGCAGCCCGACCACGAAGTCTTCGAGCGTCGTCGCCCTCGCCGCCACGGGCTGCGGTACAAGCTGCACCACGGGCGCTGCCGGCAGCTTCGCCGCCTCGGCCAGCTCCGCATCGGGCGATATCGGCGCTCCCGGGAGAGCAATGAACGAGCCGGGCCCCTGCCTCTGCTGCGCCATCGCCTGGTGCTCGAGCAGGTCCGATGGCACCGCCGCGCCCACCCCGCCCCATCGGCTCACGCCGCTACCCTCCAGGCCACCGGCTCGAATCGCCAGCCTAGCGCCCCCACAATCGCCCGCAGCTTTTTCCCGGGCGCGCACGAATACCGCACGTCCGTCTTGTTGATGCCCGCCGCTGCCAGCATTCCCGTCGCCACTCCAAGGCGCCTCGCCGCGTGCTTCACGTACACGTAGTGAACGCGCTCCGGCGGCTCGCACGCCACCCAGCCGAGCAGCACGTTCGGGTCCTCGTCGTCGCACGCAACCAGCACCGTGCTGCGCGCGACCATCGCACGCACCCACGCGCCACCCACGTCCCAATACTTCGCGCCCAGCGCAATGGCCATCCGCGAGCTCGCGTAGCTCTTGAGCCACGAATCAAAAATAAATCCCGCGTCGCCCTCCTCGGCGAACCGCGTGCGCAGCGTCGCCGCCGGCTCGACCTGGGCGCGAAGGTTCAGCGGGTCTCGCATCTACCGCCGCGCCTTTCGCTTCAGCCCGTCAATCTCGAGCTGCATCTCGCCGATGCGCGCCAGTAGCTCCCGCTCGCGCGTCGCCAGCCGGCCGCACTCGTCGGCCATGTCGTTGCGCCGCGCCTCGGCCGCGTCGAGACGCTCCCAGGTCGGCTGACCAATTGGGCCGTGCAGAGTCTTGTAGGTGGTCGAGAAGGTGATGGGCGGCTCCTCGCCCACACGGAGTAAGTATACCGCCTTGGCTGCGACCCGATCGTACTCTTCCTTGGTCGCTTCGGCGGCTTGCGCTTGCGCCTCTGCCTGCGCGACCGACCCCTCAATCTCCGCGCGCAGAGCATCGACTATTGTTTGCGTTTTGATTCCCGACGTCAGGTCGGACGGCGCGGCAGCCAACTGCGCGCCCTGAATGACGTACGGCTTACACGTCGAGCTATCACTGCTATCCGGCCAGCACCGCGTGCCCAGATCGTGCCTTCGTAAGCAATAACCGCATAGCATCGCCTTCGGTCCGTCGCTGGCCATTCGCGCCCCCTCACTGCACCAAAAGCGACCCGTTGCGCGGCAGCACAAGCTTGCTCGGCGGCGGTCCCACATGCTCTTGCATCACGCCGATAATCTGCTGCGGATGAAGCATCGCGAATGTCCGCCCGTCATGCACGAGCACCGGCACGTTCTGATTGAAAAACAGGATGCGCTCTCCCACCTTGACCGCCTCGCAGTGCGGCCCCACCGAAAGCACCCGCCACACCACAAGACGAGATTGCTCGGGAACAAGGATGCGGCCCGAGCCCGTCGTCTCGAGCGCGTCCGTCTGCTCGGCGACCACCCAATCGCCCACCGCCCGAAGCCCGTCGAACTCGTGCGGCAGCTTCACCTCGTCGTCGCTCATCGCTTGCCCTTCTTCCTCTTTCGCGCCGGCAGTTTCGAAAAGTCCGTCGCCTTGTCGAACTCCTCGACCGTCGCCTGGCTAATCTCGCCCCGCGACGCCTTCGCGTGCATCGCCCGAGCCTGCGCCTTGCTCTTGTACGGCACGACTACTCGCCGCCGTGCTCGCGCGTCTTGTCATCGTGGCTTCCCGCGTTGTGCGAGTGCGGCCGCGTCACGCCCGCCTCGACCGCCGCGTGCACGCACGTGCCCTCGAACCGCACCGCCTTGCGCCCCGCCGCAGGCGGAATGTTGCTCCCCGTCTTGTGCGGGTCGCTCATCTTGTGGCTCTTGCCCTTGTTCTGCTTCAACAGCGCCATCGCTACACCTCTCGCCAAAGCCTAGCACTACTCCCGCCCCGCCGCGCAAGCCCTACGGCTCGCCCCACTCCTCGACGTCCGCCCTCCGGCGCACGCTCGCCTCCATTCCCGCTATCAGCCGCGCCTTAGCCTCCTCCCACGCCTCCGGGCTGCCCTCCTCAAGCGGCTCCGCATCGGGCTCCACCTCCGCATGGCTCAGAGCCAGAAGCAGCGCCGGGGCATAGTCCGCGTGCCGCCCGTCGCTCGTCTCGGGCAAGCTCACCGTAAACCCGCTCGGCGTCAGCTTGCGCCGCACGCTCAAGAGGTCGTCGCGAATCTTCTTCTCCGGGTGTAGCTCAATCTCACCCTCGAGAAGCATTCGAAGGAGCCAATCCCACCGCTCAAGCCGCTCGTGCTGATTCAGCTCATCGGGCCACACCCCCAGGTCAATCTCCGGCCGACCCGCAAGCGCCTGCAGCCCGTACTTCTCGTACTGGTCCGTCCACACGCCCGTGACGCCGTACGCCCGGCAGTGCAGCTTGATCTGCCCGAGCACCCACTCGGGATTCAGAGGCGCCGAGCGCGTCCCTCGCCACTCGCGTGCGAACACGACCGACCGCTTCACTCGGCCCGCCACGCGCCGCTGACACGCGACCACGAAGGCCCACGCGTTTCGCGCGAACGCTGGGTCCATGCCCGCCACGTACGTCACGCCCGTTTCACGTGCCACGTCGAGCCCGCCGTCAGGCCCGCCACTCGGCGAACGCGTCGCTCGGTCGACGAGCACCGGAGCAATGAGGGATTCCTCGCTGCCCTCCATCGGAACCGCCGCGTACTCTCGACGCCACACGTCCTCGATGGGCTCGAGCTCGTGCGTATGCGCCTCCGTGATGCTCGGATTCGCCTGCCAGCTCGCCGCGTGCCCAGCTATCTGCTCGGCGTTCGTCCCGCGCGACCAAACCTTGTGGAAGTACCCAATCGTGCCGAGCGGCGACGAGAACATGCGCCCTCGAGCGCCGGGATGCGTGACTGTCATCGCCCGAATGCTCGAGATGACCTCTTGGCTCGGGTCCGCCCCTTCGTTGTCCCACTTCGCGCACTCGTCCGCAGTCCAGCCGATGCAGCGCCAGCCAGAAACCGCGCCGACGCGGCACGCAAGGACGCGGAAGCCTCGAGCCAACCCGCCGAGCTCGATCGTGTCGCCGCTTCGCCCGTACTGCACCCGGAGCACCCGCAGGTACTGCTCAAGGATGCTCAGCGTCTTCGCCGACTCGTCGCGGTTCTCGGCGACGTGCGTGTAGTAGTGCCGCTCGCCCGCCGGGATGTGAAAGTCGCCCGCAAGCGTCTCGGCGATGGCCATCTTCGTGCTCGTGCGGCTCTTGTCGCCGCCTCGGCCCACGCATTCAACGAGGAGCCGGGCCCTCGAGCCGTAGAAGCGCTCAGCCTCAGCGCGCCAATAGGGCGAGATGGGCGGCACCCCCGAGCGCTCGAGCGCCTGGTCTATGTCGAGCAGCGCCGCGAATACGTCCGCAGGCATCGCTCAGCGCCCCTAGG